ACCCAGCTTATGTGCCCAAGTCTCGTTTGTATTGATTGCCACATTTCTCATCTCCCGTAGCCATTTTTTAGTTGTGTCTTTAGTAGTACTAAGCGTTGGGTGATCCATTATACCAGTCAAAGATACCCCAAGTAATGCTTCCTCTTCAGTATTCTTTTTCCAAGAAGATCTTAAGTATCTAAAATCAGTTAGTGTAGCTTGCATAGTACCAATTATAGTAGCTATCTCTACTTTCTTCTTCAGGTCTTTAAGTGTATCCTTAGGTCTTACTATTACCTCAGATAGATTACAAAATTGATTAGGTCTTAGTACAATCTCAGAACATGGGTTAGTACCAAATTCCCAATCAGTATCCCTTCTCTCAGGGGAAAACTTCTTAGCAGCAGTTCTATTAAATATACCACGCTCTCCTGAGTGACTTAGATATAATGCTTGCCACTCGGACATAAATTGAGCCATATCAGGGGTCTCAGTGTAACATGCTGAATTATTAGCTAACGCCCTCTGTCCGTTGAGCTCCCACCAATTTCCAGACTTAGCTATTCGCATCCTGTCATCACTGAGATTAGATAAAGAAATCAGCGCTGATCTCCTTACACCCCCCACTACGACTATATCACCCACCTTACAACAAAGATCATGACATTCAATACTGGTTAGTTTCCTCCCTTTGGCATTTATAAAAGTATTTACAGTAAACTTAAATAATTCTTCCAGTGGTTCTGGCCCAGAGGAACGTCCACCAAAGGTCTTTAATCTTGCCCCAGCGGCACGAACTTTTGAAACGTCCCACGATGGTATCCTGCCTGAATAAAGCAGGGATATGAGCTCTCTGTAAGCGCTAGCCCATCCCATTTTGGAATCCATTACGTGTACTACAGTATTGGTATCATGAAATTCTTCAGATACTTGTGGTAACTGATTGATAAACTGTCTTTCTACACTAAAACCAACTCCAGTACCACACATTAAGATATACATTATCTCATCGAATGATCTTTGGTTGTCTATTGGAAGATAACTACAATTAAATCCCGCTACGTTATCTCTGTCTAATGCTTTACCAGCAGTCATCAAACACCTCATAGATGGCATAACTTTTAGATTTAATATATTTTCTTTTACTTCAGAAAAATCAAATTCATCATTGAATCTCTCAGTAAAAAAATTAATATATCTATTTACAGTTTCTTCCCAAGTCTCTCTACGTTGTTTATCAGGTAGATGTCTTGCATACCTACTTAAATGTATAAATTGTTGGTATTCAGTCGGCAATTGGTTCATATTTTCTCAGTTCCTTTTCTAAGTATTTAGATATTTCGTCTCGTTCATTTTTTGGCACATTGTCTATAATCCACTGACCTGCCTCTACGGGACCAAATTCGTGATATAACTCTGCAAATATTTGCGCTCTTCTTTTGTGTATAAAAGTATTATCGACAGTCATTATAAGTAATCCTCTTTAACTCTATCTATAGAGTGCTGAGTTATGTCAATAGTTCCCTGCCCTGTATGCGTTAATGTAACTAATCCTGACCACCAATCACAAGTAGCTTCGTTTCCCTCCATATATTCAGGCATATAATCTGCGTACCACCCTACATTACACGACTGTATAAGAGGAGATACTGTGGTGTCATCAGAAGTTCTCTTCATAGTATGCACACCAAATCTATGTGTGTGTCCGAATACTATTGAAGTATTGTGTGTCTCAGTAGCTCTCTTAGTAACGTACTCCCCACTTAGGGGTTGATTAACTCTTCTATTCATAGGTGCGTGTGTGAACGCTGTGCCATCAATGTACACGTATTGTCTATATTCTATTATATCCCACTTATCTTTACCAGCTCCAACAAAATCTGTCTCAGGTATAAACCCACTAAGCTCAGGTTTATCTAGGGTATATCTCCAAGTCCTAAGCTCATGGTTTCCTAATAACCAATATCTATTAGGATTATATTTCTTAGTTTTCCATCTAGCTTGCTTTTTCCACAAGTTACGTATGGGTTTCATTATCTTTTCATAGGCTTCTATGCCTGAATCTATATCATCTTTTAATCTTTTGCCTTCCTTCATTAAAGGCTTATTATTATCAAAAAAGTTTATAGAATCCAAGTTCATGAAGTCTCCTATCTGAACTATATTGTCAGGCTTATTTTCGACAATGAAGTTTCCAAGAGCTTCGAATCTATCCTTGTTATGTTCAGGACCATCGTGAGCATCAGGAATCACCAGGGTCGTAGCATATTTCCTCATATTCATTTTCCTCATAGTTTAAATTAAGTCCTCCACGTAAGTAGAGACTATTGATTATGTCAAAAGCCATGAGCACGGATATAACTGCGTGTTCCCCGCATTCATGGCAGTCTGCCATCTCGTTATCTAATCCTTTTTCAGACTTACTTCCACATCTGAAACAGTAATAGATTTCTTCTTCTCTTTTATCCATTCCTTCGGAACCTCAGTAAAACTATATTTAAAACCGTGTTTTTTACACCATTCTGAATATCTAGTTTTTGATGTTTTATGCAATTTGTTATCATATTTAAACACAAACCTTATGTCCAAGTCAGGTAGTTGCTCCTTGATAAGTAAATGTTTTGCTCTGTCGGAGGACGTAAATCTTCCCTTGCCTTCAATTATAATTCCATTGGGTAAGACCCAATCAGGTTTATATGTGTGAATTTTAATAAATGGAATTATTAATTTTTCGTATCTAGCTCTTGTTCCTTTTAACTTTTCAGCAATTTCTTCTTCAAATTTTGACCTGTATTTGATAGCCATTTTTTAATATCCTTTTTTGAAAGGACTTTCTTTAATTGATCTGCTGATCTTAATTCTTCTATGTCCTTTACGTTAGTTTTACTAACCCCTCTCCAAAGCCTCTCTATCCCAGCTTTGTCTAAAGTATCTTGTGGGTCGTGTTCTAAGTAGTCTAAACTACTCATTGTTTTTTTACGCTTGCGCATAGAGGTATACCGCTAATATTATTAATGATGCAAATATCGTAGATACAACAATATGACTAACCATTTCTTTGTTATTATTTTCCATTGTCTATGCTTCCTAAAGTTATTAATGCTCTTGTTTCTTCTAGAATTTCATCCCAAGTCATACAATACTCGTTGCATTTTTCTACACCTTTTTTAGTCTGAGTAAAAAAATGTTCGTATTCTTGAGAAACTGACTGCTCATAATCATCTACGGTCTCACACCACTCAAGACATTTCTCAGCCCCCACTGGCCCAACCCCAGGAATACCCTCTATGTTATCAGTAGAATCTCCAGTAAGTATTTGAACATACTTATTATGAATTGCTTGCTCTACAGATACTTCATATAATTGGTCTTTTACCCAGTTATAGTGCCATCCTGCTATCTGATCTAAATCTTTGTCAGTAGAAATAATACAAGAATCTTCTGATGAAGGAACAGATTCTTGAAGATCTGCTAATATATCATCTGCTTCTAAGTTCTCTACTTCCTGAGCATCCCAAACAGATTTTAGGTATTCTTTAATCTCATCATACCAATGTGGTTTGTGTAATGGATCTCTATTACCCTTATAAATTTTTATTGTAGCCAGATTATCTCTAAAGTTTGTACTTCCACTCAAGAATATTTCTAACTCAATCTCCCCAAACCTTTTTGATAAATAGCTTTTTATTTCAGTCAAGACAGTCTTAACGTTATTTAAAGCGTTCTCAACAGGTTCGATAACTGTATCTACAGTGACATCATACTCAGATTTTTCTCTGCCATGTTCATTAAGCCAATCCATCATATCCTTTTTGTACTTAAACTTAGGTATCTCTCCTTGAAAGAGAGGTATTGATAAATTGTATATCCTACTTTGTGCGGCAAAGCCACATCTGTAAAGTATGATGTCTCCGTCTACTAATGCTTTCATTTTAGTTTACCAAAATCTCTGAATCTTTTTCTTTTTCTTTCTTTTTTTGGTCAAACTTATCTCTCCAATTATCTAAGCTAGCCTGCATCTCATACAGACCCTCATATCCTTGAACTAGAAATGGCACTTCTGCCTCTGTTACGTTTGTTTGTTTATTTACAATAGCGTAAACTCCATTACCATTACCATTAGGTGATGCGTTGATGGGAGGTTTAACTACCAATTCATAATCAAGGGTTTCGTCTAGATTATTTTTACTCATAGCTTGTATCCTCTTCAGAACCCTCGCCAGAACCATCTGGAGAAGGAGCATCAAATGCTCCATCTCTAGCATCAGTAGCTTCCTCATAAAATTTACGAGTGTATGCTTCTACTGTGTTTTCAACTATTTCAACTTTCTTCTTGGCGTTAGCACCTAGTGCCAATGCTCCAGAAGTAATTAATAAATCAACCATAGCAATTGCTCTGTTTAGACATGCTTCGTATCTAATTTCTTTAGAACGTAACTTGTCCTCTTCTTCTTTGTTAGACCAGTATGAGTCTCTGGTAACAGTTGCTCCAGCTGTAACTTTTGCTTTAGGCGAAGCTGCTGGTTGTAAGTTACTTGTCTCTGATGCATCCATTACTTCCACTGATTTCAAATCCATATTCTTATAGATTCCTTTTTCAGTATATACAAATTTAATGGTATTACCTTCCTTAAAAGGTAATTTAGTTGCATCAAAGCCAGCACCATACCAAGCACCACTTATTGATACCGATACTCCTCTGCCTGCTCTTATGGTCTCTACGACCCCTTCTGCTGTATTCATATTAAGACCCCCAATGAGTTCCTGTTTTTATTTCAGCTTTTAATGGTATGTTAAAATCAATTCCATATAATTTCTTCATATACTTCACAGGAAAATCCTGTAAAGACTCTGACATCACATCGATGAAAAAGTTCCGTTCATCTGGATGTACTTCACAAATAATTGAATCATGTATAGTATTTGTGATAAATGACTCAGCATTTGCTGACTTAAAGCAATGCCAAGCATATACCAGTGCTGTTGGTACGATCTCAGCTGTAGCCAAGTATTGTACTGGGTAATTTCTAACTGATGTATTACCCTCAACATAACCAGTATGTGTAACCTTCAACGAGGGAAAGTAAAACTTCATCCCCGTAGGAAGTGTTAATTCTTTTGTTACTACCGCCTTATCTACCCACTTATCTTGCTCTCCAGAGATTCCCCCGTATTTCTCAGTAAACGTTCTGTAATAACGTCTCTCAGATGGTGTTCCGCTTGTTCCACCATAGAGTGGCTTAAATGTATGTGCTTTTGCATTTTGTCTGGCGATTGCTCTATCCCGTTCTCTTGGATATATAATATCAGCTGTGAATGAATGAACGTCAAAATTTCTCTGTATGTCTCGAAGTCCCTGATCATCCTGTCCATACCAGACAGCGACTCTGAATTCCAGTTGTGCTTCATCAGCTTCACCCACCAACCAGCTTGGTTCCCTTGCTCTAAATAATCGTTTAAATCCTCGATCCACATTTTGGAACTGGCACTTGTATGTTTTTCCAGTACTACTGTACCTGCCAGTAGCAGTAACTGCTTGGTTGATAGCTGCGTGGAGGATTCCTCCCCCTTTTTCACAACACTCGTTAAATTTTTCAAGAGATTTTGTAACTTGCGCATTTAATTTTACCTGTTTTTGTTTTAATTGTATGAACCTTTTTTGTTTACTACTTTTTGGCTTCAGTAAAGATATTACTACCGACGAAGCGCTTCTTTCCCCTTTTGGGGTTGTTATAATATTACCACTATGGTCTTTAGGCATAGCAAATTTAAGTTCATCATAAATAAACTCAGCCATTTGCTTGTTACTTCTTGGATTAAGACCACCAGTAAATTCATCTAATTCTCTCTCTACAGAACGTAAATCTGACACTGACTGTTTATATACTTCTTTAACTTTTGATGTATCTAAACACATGCCATTAAATTCTATATCTGCAATAACTGGTATTTGAATACACTTTGTATAAAAAACACGCTGTAAGCTGTTTTTAAATAATTCCCTACGCTGGTGCTCAAATAATTTGTGAGTTTGCTCTACGTCCATTTTAGCGTACTTTATGAGCCAATTTTCAGGCATTTCTGAAGGGCATATTCCAGCGCCCATCATAGCACTAATTATTGATTCTTTTCCTCCTAGTCTTCTTCGTCTGAGGCATTCTTCCAGTGATAACTTTCCTCTTCTGTTGGAGCGGAGTACATATTCTGCCAATTGTGTACAAAAGGGAAGTGTTTTCTCAAGTCTGACTCCGAGGCGCTTAAGCCATCCAAGTTCGAATTTTGCGTTGTGCGCAATAATGAAATCAGCTCTTTCCACTTCGTTAAGAAAGTCTTCGATATGTATTGGCTCGGGATGTCGAACGAAAACTCCTCGTTCGTCACCGTTTCTTTGCCATGCAATGAGTATGATACTGTTATTTTCATTTAATGGGTCTCCTTTATCTAAGTTAGTTGTTTCAAAATCAAATACTAAATAATTATCTGATTTAAATATATCAGGATTTGGATTAGTTACAAATTCAGGTATATTAAAATCCATTATATGCTCGTTACTTTACTTGTTTTTGTATCTACCATAACTGGAAAAAATACATGCTCTCCACTAAGTTTATTTTTAGGCAGAGAAATCATTCTCCACGATTTGCTGTCGTATTCCTCATTAGAACCAACACCAACAATTAAGTCCATCTGGGCAGGCATTCCAGTATTTGAGAAATCTATATCACCCATCTCTAATCGCAGTTTATTCGTTCCCGAATCACCTGCTTGAGTGACTCCGATAACCAAGATATTATTTTTCTTAGCTAGATTTCTTGCAGATGTAGCGGCTATCTCCATCTGTTCTACCCTACCTTCTTTACCTACCCAAATGTTACGGAGTTGGTTGATTACAACAACATCCACCCCGTGTTGGTCGATTAGACTCTGTATATCTCTGAAAGTTCCTGGAGATAATGATTTAAGTATTAAATTATCGTAGCCTCTTTGTTTAACTACGTTTTCGACCTCATCAGGATTATCAATAACGTCTACTATAGGTTTTTCTGCCAATCTGCAGATGAGTCTAGACATTGTTGCTTTTGCTGGGTCTTCGTTTTCAATAAATAATACTTTGTAGCCGTCATGTAACAGACCACCGACCATATTAATAATAAACAATGATTTACCTACTTCAGGTCTACCAAACACAAGGACATTATGTCCTCGCATTGCTCCCCCCGTAGCTTGCTGTAAAGCCTTAGGCCAGAGATTGATTCTATTTTTATTTTTTAATGTTTCTACTACATCAGAAACTTTTGTGCTAATTAATAGGCTTTCATCATCGTCCTCTTGAGATTTTACATATTCCTCTACGTACTTGTATTCCTCCATCAATTCTAGTGCGCCATTTTTATTTTGCGCCAATAATATTGATGAT